TAGCAACAGTCATAAAGATGGTCTTAAGGGTTTAGTAGAGGATTTTCGTGCTGTTAATAATGTACCACCTGGTTCATCAATTATAGGAGAAATAGAAACTCGTGATAACCAATTAAAAACATCCCTTATAAATGAGGTAAAAACTCGGGATGAACAATTAAAAGCGTTTCTTATAAATGAAATAAGAAAGCGCAATATGGTTGAACCAGGGTCATTACCTTTCTTGTTTGGTGTGCTCAGTAGAAAAAATAATTATCATGGTGACGGAGCTTTCACAACTGAATTAGGTCAATGGAGCAGTGATATAACAAAAACCGACTACATGTTACAACTACTAGCAGGTAGCCATACATGCGATACAAGTTATGTAAGTTTTTATCGACCAAGACAACTCAGTTTTATAGAGGGAAATAAAGGAACGTTTATTTACGGAGAGTCATATACAAGCAGTGATTCCACGAGTCGTGATCAGATATATTACTATCCATATGCTGCACTTGGAGTAATGTTTGTAAAAAACACCACAAGTAGTGATATAACAAGAACATTAAACTTTGTTGGTACATCTTATTGGAGTTCAGGATACGAAGGAGCAGGAGCATTTGTGGGAACACCTGATAATACCAATAAATCGAGGATTTCAAAAATAACATGGAAAAATGTTTACCAGTACACGAGTTCGAGTAGCAGATTTGCTGCATCTGGAAATGTAGAAATTCCAGCAGGAAAAACAGTTGCAGTGTTACTGTATACATCATCCTATTTAGATTCCAGAGGAAAAGTTAGTGAAGGTATGCTTTCAGGTAACGTATATATCTATGGTCAATTTATTCAGTGGGGAATATATAACATACGTAGCAACTTTCTGACTACAGGACTTGAAATCGATGTAGAGAGAACATTAAAAGCTTGGCAATGTCCAGGATTATCTGAAACCTATGAGCTCTGGAGGTAACAAAGAATGCCAATTTATATTAGATTTGAACATAACAAACAAATAGAAGTAACAGTACTTGAAAATAAGCCAAAAGGTGAAAATTGGTATGAAGCACCAAAGAATTTCGACTGGCAGAAAAGTTATTATTTAACCGAAGGAGGAGAAATTGTTGAGCGTACTAAAGAAGATATACAAAAGGAGTTACTGGATAATGCAAAGCTCTGTGCATTTGACAATATTCGCACTTATTTTAATAACTTTACTAGTAGATTCTCGGGGCACTCTCATCAAAAGGCTAAGTCGTATGAGATACAAGCAAAAGCCGCGAAAAGTATTCTAGCAGCTCCAGAATCTATAGACAAAAAAGATGAAGAAATTATAGAGCCTTTAGCAAAAGTCCGTGGTATTACAGTTATTGAAATGGCAAGAATAATTGAGGAAAAAGTGAAAAAAGCAGTAAAAGCAATAATTAAATGTGAAGAATTGATGGATATAGCTGAAAGGGAAATCAGTGAAACTAAAAGTAAAGAAGAACTGCAAACTTTGCTAGATGATTGTAAACAAAAAATGCAAAACCTAGAAAGTTAAATTCTTTTCAAAAATCAGCGTACAAGGGAAAAAAATGACAGGTGCGCCAAGAAGTGCGTAAGGAACAGTTAGTGGAAATCCAACACAGGTAAAGCTTAGCCAGCAACCTGGAACAGACTATTATGCTACGCAAGGTAACGAGCGTAGTAAGGCTAATGGAATGGACAATATAGGATACAACGAAAGTGAAGGTATTGAGTCTCGAAATTTTTTATGACATGGAGGTCGACGCTTTCTGTCAGGCGGAAGACAAAATAAGTGATAACGGTAAGGCAAGATATCGCGTGCTCCATCGGGATCTAAGGCCGTGTCATGTATTGAGATGGAACTTACGTAAACTTGGGAGATCCTTTGTGTTCCTGCTAAGGTATGTTGGAACAAGTCAACAAAGGCGAGAACTGACAAAAGATGCAAAGGAAGTCGGACTGATTGATAGTACTCAGAGTGTGGGAAAGCCACATACAAGGGAAAGCGATCAGCAATGTAGTAACTGGTTTAGGGATTGATATGCCAATACAACGGAGGTTGGAGTAACATGCAAGGGAAACTAAAGCAGATAGCAGTAAGAGCCGAGCAAGATAAACGATTAAAATTCACATCATTAATCCATCTGATAAATGTAGAGAATCTTGCTGAGTGTTATAAAGAGCTAAAACGTAACAAGGCTTGTGGTATAGATCAAGTGACAGTAGAAGCCTATGGAGAAAATCTAGAAGAGAAACTTAAAGCACTAGTGGACAGTATGAAGAGAAAGCAGTATCAACCGCAACCAGTGAGAAGGGTATATATACCAAAAACCGGAAGCAAAGAGAAGCGCGAGCTTGGAATACTATCAACTGAGGATAAGTTGGTGCAGATAATGCTAAAGAAGATATTGGAAAATATTTATGAAATAGATTTTCTGGACAGCTCGTATGGATTTCGGCCAGGTAGAAGCTGTCATCAAGCGATTAAAGTACTTGATAAAGCAGTTATGTACAAACCAACAAACTATATTGTGGAAGTAGACATCAAGAGATTCTTTGATAATGTTCGACATAAATGGTTAATGAGATGCTTAAGAGAGCGGATAGCTGACCCGAATTTACTATGGTTAGTGAAAAGGTTTCTTAAAGCAGGAATAATTGAAACAGGACATTATAAAGCAACCGATCAAGGAACACCACAAGGTGGTATAGTAAGCCCTATATTGGCAAACATATATTTAAATTATGTATTAGATCTATGGTTTGAAAAGAAATTTAAATCACAGACCAAAGGGTATGTGGAGCTAATAAGGTTTTGCGACGATTTTGTAGTGTGTTGTGAAAGTGAGGAAGATGCAAAGAAATTTCTAGAAATACTAAAACAACGGTTAAACAAATTTGGGTTGGAAATATCTGAAAGCAAAACAAAAATAGTAAAATTTGGCAGAAGAGAATGGCACCAAGCAGTAAGAGAGAAACGAAAGACGGAAAGTTTTGATTTTCTAGGATTTACGCACTATGGTGGGAAAAGTCGAAAAGGTAGATTGATAATGGGGCATAAAACTTCAAAGACAAATCTAGCTAGGAAGCTTAAAGAAATCAAAGAATGGATAAAAACAGTTCGAAATCGTACTCGACTTCAAGATTGGTGGCAGAAACTCAAAGTAAAGCTAATAGGACACTATAACTACTTCGGTATTAGTGGAAATTATCAAGGTCTAATGCAATTTTATTGGCCGATAACGAAACTAGCATTTAAATGGGTGAACCGACGTAGTCAAAAGAAAAGTATGGATTGGAAACAATTTAATTACTATTTGCTAGTTAACCCATTACCTAAGCCAAAAATATGTTTTTCTTTGTATACATAGGAGGATTACTGTGAACACTATTATTGTGGAGCCGTGTGCGGGAAATCTGCATGCACGGTTCTTATGGGGGAGTTATAGAAGTAAAGCTCAATCGGGAGGTTTTGAACTATGACTCCTACCGGACAACAATTTTTACATGGTGTAAATGTTATTGAGATAACCTCAGGGGCAAGGACAGTACGTACAGCTAAATCATCAGTGATAGGTGTAATTGGTACTGCACCTGAAGCAGATGAGCAAAAGTTTCCACTTAATAAACCAGTATTGATTGTAGGAAGCTTAAAAGAAGCAGCAAGGCTTGGAAAGAGTGGAACACTACCTTCTGCAATAAACGGAATATTTTCCCAAATTGGTGCAACAGTAGTAGTTATTCGAGTTGAAGAAAGTGAAAACAGTGATTCAAAATTAAAAGAAGAAAAGACGCTGAAAAATATAATTGGCGGTGTTGATAAAGAGACTGGAGAGTATCAAGGGATTCAAGCATTCCTCAGCAGTGAAAGCATAGTTCATGTTGCTCCAAGAATATTAATTGTACCTCAGTTTACTCATCAGTTACCTGAAATAGATGGAGTAAATCCAGTAGTGAGTGCTTTAATTTCCATAGCAGAAAAATTAAGAGCAATTATTGTTGCAGATGGACCAAATACCAATGATGAAGAAGCAATCAAGTGGAGGAAAAGTGTAGGCAGCTCAAGAATTTACGTAGTTGATCCATGGGTTAAGGTATTTATTGAAGGAAAAGAAGAAATCTTGCCAGCAAGCCCATTTGTAGCTGGTTTAATAGCTAAGATAGACAGCGAGCAAGGCTTCTGGCACTCACCTTCAAATAAAGAGATAAACGGTATTGTTGGAACAAGCAGGCCTATTGATTTTACGCTCGGTAATACAAATTGTAGAGCAAACCACTTGAATGAAAATGAAGTAACAACGATAATTCATCAAAATGGCTATAGGCTTTGGGGAAATAGAACATGTTCAGATGATTCAAAATGGGCTTTTCTGTCAGTGAGGCGTACTGCAGATCTTATTAATGACAGCCTACTTAGGGCTCATCTATGGGCAGTTGATCGAAATATTACCAAAACTTATATAGATGATGTGATTGAGGGGGTGAATTCTTATCTTGCGCATCTGAAAGCACAGGGAGCAATTATCAGCGGAAAATGTTATGCAACACCAGAACTCAACACACCGGCAAACATTGCAAGCGGGAAAGTGTATTTTGACTTTGAGTTTACACCACCATATCCGGCTGAACAGATTACTTTCAGGTCACACTTGATCAATAGCGAAGTACTGTAAGAAAAGGAGAAAAACAAATGTTACCGAAAATACTGAGAAATTTTAACGTATTTGTTGATGGTCGTGGTTATGCAGGAAAAATAGATGAAATAACCTTGCCGAAGCTCACCATTAAAACTGAGGAATATAGAGCTGGTGGTATGGATATTCCAGTAAATATTGATATGGGAATGGAAAAGCTTGAAGCAGATTTCACTTTTTCTGAATACGATACAGAGCTGTTTAGGCTATTTGGGTTGATAAATGGGAATTCAGTAGCTTTGACGCTCCGTGGTGGAATGCAAGGAAGTGGTAGTAACGATATTGAAGGTGTAGTAATCAATCTCAGGGGAATATTCAAAGAATTTGATTTTGGCAGTTGGAAACCGGCTGAAAAAGCAACGCTAAAGTGTACTGTAGCTGCCCATTACTACAAACTTACGATAGGTGGTAATGA